AAGCAATGTGTATCGCGTGTTTACTCAAACTGCTGCAGGTGTTACTACAGTATTTGAACAGATAGATCCTGCTAACACTTATGTGGCATATCCTGCTGTTGGTGGCATCAGCGTCACAGGCAACGTAAAAGCAGCGGGGTACACCTATGCCAACGGTGCGGCGGTAGCAGGGTCTGGTGCTCAAGGTGCTACAGGTCTTCAAGGGATCACAGGTACTCAAGGCGCAGCTGGCACAGCTACACAAGGTGCTACAGGTACCCAAGGTGCAGTTGGTACTCAAGGCGCAACTGGAACCGCCACACAAGGCGCAACTGGTACTCAAGGCGCAATTGGAACCGCCACACAAGGTGCAACAGGTACACAAGGCGCAACTGGTACTCAAGGCGCAACTGGTACCCAAGGTACTACTGGCACCGCCACCCAAGGTGCAACTGGTGCCCAAGGTACTACAGGTACTGCCACCCAAGGCGCAACTGGTGCCCAAGGCGCAACAGGTACCCAAGGCACAGCCGGTCCGAGCACAACTATAAATGCTACCAATGTCACAACTGGAACATTTTATCCTGTGCTGGTGGCCGCTGCTGGAAGCAATCAAACTGCTTCGGCTAACACAACCGCCTTGTCATTCAACGCTGCCACAGGACGACTATCTACTACCTCTACCAATGCATTATACGCTGACTTGGCTGAAATGTATATTGCTGATTCAGTATACTCTCCAGGAACTGTTTTAATATTTGGTGGCAATCAAGAGGTTACCATTAGTACAGTCACACATAATAACCGAGTAGCCGGCGTAGTTAGTACCAACCCAGCACACGTGATGAATTCTGGATTGCAAGGTGAATTCACAGTGGCAGTGGCACTGAGTGGTCGCGTGCCTGTAAGCGTGATCGGTAACATCTCTGCAGGTGATCGAGTTGTTACAAGCAATCGAGCAGGTGTGGCAGAAGCTTTGGATATGGCGCTCTATCAACCAGGTGTGATAATTGGCAAAGCCTTGCAGAATTATTCGGGCAATGGTGTTGGCGTGATTGAAGTGGTTGTGGGCAGACTGTAATTCTAACACATGCCAACTGTTGGCATAAATGTTAGTATGACACTAAGCCAACAAATCTATCAAGATGGCCTGACCAAACCCGTGATCGCAGCGGGCGGCACCATACATCCTCTCATCATTCCAGCTGAACTTACCAACGGAACTGGCCTGATGAATCCCAGTATCTTCATCGACGGCAACAAGATTTTGGTAAATCTACGCCATGTGAACTACACACTTTGGCACAGTGAAAACAAAAAGTTTGAACACAGATACGGTCCGTTGCAGTATCTGCACCCAGAAAACGATCGACATCTTCGTACCTGGAACTACTTGCTCACGATGAATCCGGATATGACCATAGCTACCACACAGGCTATAGATACATCTGCACATGATGTGGAGCCAATCTGGACATTCGTAGGCTTAGAAGATGCTAGAATCCAACGCTGGAATGGTAGACTCTGGATCTCTGGTGTGCGTAGAGATACTACCACAAACGGACAAGGTCGAATGGAACTCAGCGAACTGTCGGTTACCAACACTGGTGTGCGAGAGATCCTGCGTAAACGTATTCCTGCACCCGGTGCCGATGATACCTATTGCGAAAAAAACTGGATGCCGGTGCTGGATCAACCCTACACTTATGTGAAATGGGCTAATCCTACCGAGGTTGTGCGATACGATATTGAAACCGGCACCACCACCACCATACACCTTGATCCAACTCAAATCATACCCGGTGTTCCGGATTTCCGTGGAGGTAGCCAAGTGATACCTTACGGCGACAACTATATAGCTTTGATACACGAAGTCAATTTGTTCAAGAGCGAAGCTGGTGAAAAAGACGCTACCTACAAACATAGATTCCTAATGTGGGATAAGAATTGGAACATGTTGGCCTACACGGATGCATTCAGTCTCATGAAAGCAGACATTGAATTCTGTACCGGTGCTGCTTGGTACAACAACGAATTACTGCTGACATTTGGATTCCAAGACAACGCTGCATTCATATTAAAGATGCCACGAGCATGTGTGGATCAATTTATGGCCGAAGCTAACAGTATTCCTCGAGTTCCTAATATGACCACATCAGACGGTGTTGAGCACGAGTTTGACTGGGGAGTAGCAGCTAACAACAAATGGTTCCATAGAACTATCATGCAAGAGATATTTGTGGATAATACATATCAACGGTTCTTTGAAGTAAAACCTGGAGATGTGGTTGTAGATATTGGTGCCAGTGCCGGTCCATTTACATGGAGCATAGTACCAAAGCAACCCAGCAGAGTTATCTGTCTCGAACCACACAAAAAACTCTACCCTACTTTGGTAAAAAATGTCAGCTATACCGGACTAGATGTCACGACCATAAACCGTGCCCTAGGGCATTCAGACGGATTGAACTATCTAGCAGGTTTATACGATGAAAACAAAGTGTCACACAGCGACGGCACTGATGGTATCGTGTTAGAGACTATCAAGTTTAGCACACTGGTACAACAACAGAAACTCACACATATAGACTTTCTCAAGATGGACTGTGAAGGTGGTGAATACGACTTCTTCACAGATGAAAATCGTGAGTGGATCCATAACAATGTGCGTAAGATAGCCATGGAGATACATCTAGCTACTCCGGCGCAGAAAGAAAAATTCCGTCGATTCAGAGATACTTACCTGCGCGAATTTACAAACTTCCATGCACTCAGTATCGATTATGTGGACATCAAATGGTCTGTGTTTGATGAATGGTTTGTTGATCACTATTCAGCTTTTATGTTGTATATTGACAATCAGATCGCACCCAAGGACAAGAAAAAATGGCAGCACTACCCTGCACCCACACTGGAGATAACAACTATCATTCCAGAAAAAGGCTGTGTGGTTGATTGTGTGTTCTGCCCACAACGCACCCTAGAAGAAGTATACAAAGGCACTAGGATCTTGGCGTTGGATGATTACAAGAGCATGATCGACAAGGTGCCTACAGATGTGCGTATCACTTTTGCTGGATTTACAGAGCCGTGGATGAACAAATATTGTACAGACATGGTTTTGTATGCACATGATCAAGGGCATCCTGTGAGCATTTTTACCACAGGCGTGGGTGTGAGCATTGAAGATATGGAAGCCATAGTACATATACCATTTGCCGGCAACCCTAACGGCGGTTTCGTGCTGCACTTGCCTGACGCAGAGATGTTGGCACGCCATCCCATCACTCCAGGTTATATCAAAACTCTGGAATGGTTCCGAGACAATCATCACAGAATAAAGAACTTTTCCAAAATGAGTATGGGTGCCGAACTACATCCTAGTATCCGACACATTTTTGATTCAGCACCTAGTTATGCCATGTGGAGCAGAGCCGGCAACTTGTTCCGTGAAGCAGTGGCCAAACCACAACTGATCACACTACGTGATCGGTGGAACGCAATCACACATGAAGGACCAAAGACCTGTGGATGTGTAGAAGGATTGTATCACAATGTGTTGCTGCCCAACGGAGATGTGAGTCTGTGCTGTATGGATTATGGCCTAGATCATATCATTGGAAACTTGCATGAACAGTCATATGAAGATGTGATTCCTCAAGATCAAACCTGCTTCACGCTGTGCAACTCTTGTGAAAATGCTACAGATCCTAAAGAAAAAGTCATAAACTTTGTAAAATAACATGAAATATCTACATCAGTATATTGAAAACTCTGAAGATCCTACTATCAACTTCTTGCTAGGTCAAGAATATGAAAACATAGGACAGACCGGTGCAGCAGTAAGTTTTTATCTACGCACAGCAGAACGCAGCACCACTGACCAACAACAATACGAAGCACTCATGCGATGCTGTGTGTGTTTGGAAAAACAAAAAACTCGAGACGACACTGAAAAAGGTCTGCTGCTCAAAGCCATTGCATTGCTCTCAGACCGTCCTGAAGCATATTTCATGTTGAGTAGATTATACGAGAAACGAAGAGAATGGCAAGAAAGCTATACCACAGCAGTGTTGGGATTGACCTATAGTAACTTTGATCTCACCCCTGTAGTCACGGATCAGTATCCAGGCTATTGTGGATTGCTGTTTCAGAAAGGTGTAGCAAGCTGGCATGTGGGGCTTACTGAACAAAGTCGCCAGATCATGGTGCATCTCAGAGACAATTTTGTCATGCATCAGATTTATATAGATGCTATCAATCACAACTTAAAAGTCTGTGGGTTGCCTAAGTCTCTATGGATAGAAACAAAGTCAGCACCGGCGGTGCATATTTCTCGAACTAGTTCTACTTTGTTTAACTCACACCCTAGACCAGGTGTATGGATCGTAGATAACTTTTATCAAAACCCAGATGCTATCAGGAAGATGGCATTGGAACAAGAATACGATCAAGGTGGCATTGGAAAGTATTACATAGGCAATCGCACCAAACAGCAGTTCTTGTTTCCAGGAATGAAAGAAGAATTTGAATACATTATGAATCGCCGGATTGAAAAGTGGGAAGAACACGGCATGAATGGCAGATTCCAATTATGCAAAGAAGGTGAACCTTTGGTGTATCACTGTGATCCACAACGGTGGGCTGGTATGTTGTATCTTACACCCGACGCACCTTATCAATCAGGCACATCTACCCATGCATTGAAAGGTACAGATGTACGGCATCTCAGTCATCCGGAAATAAGCAAATGTTTTAGACCCGGCAGCCAGAACTTAGATAGAACTATATTTGAGCCAGTTGACAACTTTGGAAATGTGTACAATCGATTGGTAATTTTCAATGCCGGATATTTGCATTCGGCCACAGATTATTTTGGATACAACAACGAAAACTGCCGATTGTGGCAGATGTTCTTCTTTGATTAGACGCAGGTAATTTCTAAACTTGTGATTTTCTTTTGGATGGCATCTAGGTTCACAGTGTTCCACAGTCCAGGATGTAGTGGTCTGGGCCACCGCCCACTCTTTATCCAAGCATAACCCACATGCTCATAGTTGAGTTCAGGAATAAACTCGTGATCCACTCTGCACCAGAATGTATGATATTCAAACCCACCATCAGACGATGTGAATTTTTCAATAGGTATCAGCTGCTGGTAATCGGGCATGCTGCCTAATTCTTCTGCACATTCACGTTCCACTGCTGAAATTAGTGTTTCAGTAGGCTCTACTTTGCCACCAGCAAGCCCCCAAGTGTCTGGATATTTTGAATCATTACGCAGTAGATACAGATAGCAGCGGGTTCTCACGCAGTAAAAACAAACCCCTACTGCTTTTACAATACCAGTTTCCATGAGCCTCCAGTATACAACCCATCAATGCTTTTGACCCATTTAGTTTCATTCCAGAAGTATTGGATACCAGTGGTTAAATTTGTCACATATTGCGGACCTGCGGTACCTTGGCTTTGAAACACCACCACCCACCTTGTTCCATCAAATTCAATAATATCATTAGCATTGGCAATCAATGGTTGTCCATTAGCGCCAATCCAGGCTATAGGATTGCTTGGATTGGCAGCATTACCAGTGCCTTCATTCAGCAAATATCGTTGACCAGTTAGACTGCTATCTAACCCATCTCCTGGCCCAGCAGTCAACGGGTTAACCACAGCATCCACAGGACTTAAAGTATTTTGTGGTGCGGTGTCTGGATCAATATTGATAATCAACAATCGATCATCAGCAGGATTCACAGCAACTGTGCCTATTATACTTGAATCAGGTGCCCAGGGATTATCCAAAGTGATGTAGCTGATTCCCGGGCGTAACACACCGTACGCACCAATCACAGTGGGCCAAGTTATTTGAGGATTTTCTAATATAGGAAAAGTAAATGTATCCAAACTGATACGGTCTGGATTCACTGGTTGTGCAGGTTGTAACACTTGTAGCTGTCCATCTAATAACAACACTTGATATCCCCAGGGAGTGACTTTGACTCTAGTACCCAACAACAAATCATTGTCAGTAAGAGCGTTCACAGCATCACCTTGTGCATCAAATATGCTGGCAATCACACGCTCAACCACACCCAGTTTCTTGATTTTGGCCGGTGATGAGATCCAGATAGGCATGCTGAATGTCATGGTCATGATATCAATAGGATTGTCTGTACCCTGAGGAATACTTCTGCTGCTCCAACGTACATTGTCAAGATTACATACACTTAAACTGGTCCAATCGATATAGTTGTCTGTGGATTGTATCTCTAATGCAGGATTAAACAGTGTTGCAATCTGTTCAAACAACTGCATCTTCTGATTGGTGTTTGATGTCCATATATCCAAATCAATAACCAGTTTGTAAGGTACCGGCATCAATCGTTCCACTTGGAATGCATTGCCTTGTGTGGTTTCGTAACTTTCAGTCCCAGGATCCCATGTGCGTTGACGCACCATCATCTTGTTCACGTGGTATGGCTCTTGCATACGCTCACGGTCGTAAGTGAGCCCAGTGATGTGGAATGTCATCATTGGTGTGGCATTTAAACTGTTGGCCGAGTTTTGATTTAAGATAGTCTGTGCTTGCCTGCTGGCATCACCATAGCGGATTGGTACACGTATTAGGTCACTTGTGCCTTGTTCATTGCGTCCGTATTCAACTTCAAACAAGCTGAACATGCGTGTGAATTGCAGTAGATAGCGACGAATTTGTTCGTCAAAAAAGAACATCTGACTCATTGTGTTTTCTCCATGTATACTCTTTTACCATCAATGAGTTTCCAAGTTTTTCCTTTGGTGCCGCTTCTTTCTAATTGTACCTGTCGGATTTTTTCTTTTGCTTCTTCTGTCATACCCCACATCCCTGATATTCCTTTTTTTGGATGTATCTTACCTTTCATTGCACCGCCGTCGCGTCTTTTCCATCCGCCAACTTTGGTCGTATCGTGTCTTAGTTTTTGAGCAACACGCATACGCTCAATGCTTTCAATGCTATGTAATTTGTTTCCGCCGGCTTCTCTATTATTATAAACAATACCCAATGATCTATAATGTTCTAACCATTGTTGTTCTTTAAAATTAAGATTATCGATTGTGTCAGCCCGGTCGATTATTTCCCAACTAAATTTATCAACTCCGTATTTTCTCATGCTATCGTAAAGATGACTTTTCCTTCCTTTACGAGCGTAATCGCAATGAGCATACCACCTCATTTTGGGATCTTTTTGAATAGTTTGCCCGATATAAATTTTGCCATTTACGGCATTAGTTATTTTATAAATGTGCATAGTTAGCTGCTCTTCTGATAAGGTTGTGTAGGCGGGTACGGATTAGGTGGCAAATTACCACCTTGATCACCATTGGCCATGCCGGGTTCAAGAGCTTCGCTCAGGCTCTGACGGCTAGGTATGTTGCCAAGATCTGTTGTGTTCACAGTGTATGTATTGTTAACGAAGCTGGAGCGTAAAGTATCATTGGTGGATCCAGGTGTGAGGTCAGTGCGTACCTTGCTCTCAATCTTGATCCAGGTAGTACCATTGAAACGGAACAAACGATTGGGGAAATAATCCAAACGCAATGCAAACTGCCCGGCAACGGGATTGGTTGGAAAATTTACCCCAGCAGTGACTGGTAATCCATTAGGTGGCACTCCGTCGCCAGTTAAATATCCTGTGGTGTATCCGTCACCTCTTGGTGTATTGCCGTCATTAGCCACGGTACGACTGGCATCACTGATGGTGTAGTCTGCGGTGTAAGTGGCTGATTCAGGATTGGCAGGAGTACCATCAGGGTTGGTAGCAACAATATAAAACTTCACAACGTCAAACCCGGAAGTTGGTACTTCGGCTTCGGCTTGAGCCAGGATAGCATCATTGATCTCCAAGTTTCTAGGTCTGGTACTTTGTACACTTTCCACAGTTGATGGATTGGCAACCGAGGTCCAATATTGTGTATTGTTGATATCTGTGCCCGGAGGTACATCGCCTTTGGATGTGTAATATGTATCGCCCGAAAGCACTGTGACACCACCTGGATAAAAATTGCCCGGATCCCAAATGTTGATAGGTTCAAACGGCGTTTTGGTAATTTGGTCAAACTCCTGTGCATTAACCATAGGAGTGGCTTTGACTCTCCACAAGTGAGGCAGCCAGGTTTGACTAAAACCTTCGCTGGCAAAAGCAGCGTCTTGAATCACATACCACTTGGGCAAGGCTCTGGGTATGGTACTATCTAGTGGATTGTAATCTCGAAGATTGGGCATTTCTAGCACATCACCACTCATGAGCTTGCGACCCATGGTATCTATCATGTTGTTGTAATGGAATGTGATAAACACTGTATCGTTGTTTAAGAACAATCCAAATTGGGTAAGATCAAAGTCAATATCTTGTTGTCGATACACACCACGCATGACATAGATGTCCGGATCGTAGGTTCGATCACGGTTTTCTAACAGCAACAAATCTTCAATAAACAGTGGATTGGTTGTATCGTATTTGGGCAGGGTGGCATCGTTGTTACCGGTATTGTCACCAGTTTGGGGGCCAAGATATTTGTGTAGGTAGATGTCTACACCGCCAACTTGGTACATCTCCGAAATAGTTCGGTCAAAGAAACGGTAATCTGCGGTACGATTAGGGCGGTATAGGCTAAGTCTGGGCATGGTGTTGTATTTATGGGCAGGTTGACCAGAAAAGGTACAACTGTTATAATTACATCATGACCACAACAAAATCCAAACCTATGGCAACACTTGCAGCAAAAGCCAACGTCAAAGCGTTAAACCCACGTAGTCCTGATACCAAATATGTTGGACACGAACCCGAATGGCGTGTGCAACCAGTGAGCAATCGCGTCAGCAGCTTCAGCAATGCGTTTGGTTGGTATAACTATTTTTACGGCAAAAAAGATGCCAAGGACTTTATTGGTGCGTACTTGGATGCACACGAGCGTACCAAAGACGCTCGCAGAATCCGTACCCTTCCAGACAGCCAAATACGTCTTACCACAGGCTGGCTGTGCCGCATGGTCACTATGGGTCTTGAACTCAGTGAGTCAGAACAAATCAAACTAGACAACCTAATCTTGGAATTGCTGGCTGCAAAACAAGAAGAAGTTGCAGAAAAAACAGAAGAAGCCAAACCCACTGGCCCCACAATCCAAGATCGACTGCGAGAAAAAGCCAGCGAATGTGCCGGCGAGATCGAAGGCTTGTTTGATGACTTTGTTGCTGCGGGTGCCAAGATGTCAGCACAGTTCCAACCCATCACAATCATACGTGGACACAATGTAGCACCACAACTGATCAGCCAAATACAACAAATTTGGAAACATCATCTTGTGGAATTAGAAGCAGCAGTAGCAGGCAAAGATCCGCAGTTGGTAGAAGGTTACAGTTTTCTTACCAAGAATCAGCTCAAGCAAATGGTAAAATTTGCTGAACAAGTGATCACTGACTGCAACAACTACGTACAGATCAAGAAAGTGGAACGCAAACCACGTGCCAAGAAAGCCGTGAGCCCAGAAAAAGTCACAGCCAAGTTCAAGTATCTTAAAACATTTCCTGAACTCAAGCTGGTTAGTGAACCCTCTGTGAAACTGGTAGATGCTACAGAAGCGTGGCTATACGACACTGTGAAACGCAAGTTGATACATGTGGTAGGCGATGCACATCGTGGCAACTTCACTGTAAAAAGTTCAGCTGTGGTTGGATTTGACACAGGTGCAAGTTCACAGAAAACTTTGCGTAAGCCAGCAGAAACTTTAAAAGCATTGTTAGCGGCAGGCAAACCAGCCACACGTAAGATCTTCAAAGAGTTGAGCACCACAGAAACCCAATGGAACGGGCGTGGCAACGAAAATTTGATTATACTCAAGGCTTGGTAATGTGCTAAATATTGGGGACGGAGTCCCCAATGCAAGAACAACAACCAATAGACCTAACAACACTCAAAAACAATCTTTTTGAGTATGTTCGCCTGCAACTGGGCAGTCAGATCATTGATATTGAACTGGACCCAGCACACTTTGAAGCAGCATATCAAAAGACCATTGGCACTTATCGCCAACGAGCCAATGCCGCGTATGAAGAAAGCTATAGCTTCATGCAGTTGGTCAACCAGCAAAACATCTATACTTTGCCTCAGGAAGTACAAAGTGTACGCCAGATTTTCAAACGCACATTTGGTATAGCTTCGGGCCCAATGGGCTCAAACTTTGATCCGTTTAGTCAAGCACAGATGAACGTGTATTTGATCAACTTCAACCAGAGCGGCGGCCTGGCCACATACGATTTCTACAGTCAATATGTGGAATTGGCTGCTAGGATGTTTGGTGGATTCTTAAATTACACTTGGAACCCCGTCACAAAGAAATTGCAAATCATACGTAATCCAGCAGGTGGTGGTGAAGTAGTGTTGTTGTGGACCTACAATCTCAAACCAGAAATCCAATTGTTGGCGGATTTCCAAATACAACAATGGATTAGAGATTACACTGTAGCAGCATGTAAAATGATCATTGGCGAAGCAAGAGAGAAATTTGGCACTATCGCTGGCCCCAATGGTGGTGGTACATTAAATGGTACAGCCATGAAATCAGAAGCCAAAGCTGAGATGGAAGATCTCATCAAGCAATTGGTGAATTATGTTGATGGAAGTCAGCCGTTAACCTTTGTAATTGGCTAAGATCTGTGCTATAATCAGCACATGGCTGATTTAATGATTGATATTGAAACGGTAGGCACAGGCCCAGACGCCTGCATTCTAACCATCGCTGCCCAGACATTCGACCCTGTGGGCACAGGTTATCATAAACAACAATTCTATGCCCGTATTGATCCGGACAGCCAACCTGGCCGCAACATTGAACAGGGCACAATTGAGTGGTGGGCTACTCAACCCCCAGAAGCACAAGAAGAAGCATTTGGTCCAGATAACCGCATTGCCCTAGACACAGCTTTGGAAGAATTAGGTAAGCTAATTTGGAAATCAAAATCAATCTGGGCCAATGGGCCAACTTTTGACATGAACATTTTAGAGCATGCTTATAAGAGTTTTGGCCGTCCTTTACCTTGGCAATACTACCGAGTAAGAGATGCTAGAACTGTGTATGCATTGTATCCTGGATTGGGCAAACCTGCTGCCAGCCATCATGCACTGGAAGATTGCCGTCGTCAAATTGATTTGTTGCAAGCTACTTTAAAACATCTAAACGTAAAGGAATTGGTATGATTGTTGGAATCTGTGGATTCATTGGTGCAGGTAAAGATACTGCTGCTGATTATTTGGTAAATTTTCATGAATTTCGTCGTGACAGTTTTGCAAGCACTCTTAAAGATGCTGTGGCTGCTGTGTTTGGATGGGATCGAGAACTGCTAGAAGGACGTACCAAACAAGCCAGAGAGTGGCGCGAGCAAGTGGATACATGGTGGGCACAACGACTCAACATGCCTGATCTAACACCAAGACTCATGCTGCAAGTTTGGGGCACAGAAGTGGGCAGAAATGCATTTCACACAGACATTTGGATTGCTAGTTTAGAAAACAAACTGCGTAAAAGTGCAGATAATACTGTGATTTCTGATTGTAGATTTTACAACGAAGTGGCGGCAATTAAAAATGCAGGCGGACGAGTAATTTGGATCCAGCGCGGCATAACACCGCATTGGTATGACATAGCAGCCAAGGCCAATCACGGCGATGAATCAGCACGTCGTTGGTTGGACAAAGAAGGCGTTCATGCATCAGAATACTC